TAGCACTTACAAAATATCTGCCCTTACCGATACAGTTGTAGAGCGTAACATCTGTCAGTGTGATATTCTTAAAGGTTCCCTTACCATTGTTGTCAAACATGGTGTGTTTAATCTGTGCAAATGTTGAGTTGCTGATTTCTATTGACTCAAACACATTGTTGTTGTTGTTTGCATAGATGCGCACGTCTGTGGCGGTGTTGTTGGTGTAGTAGGTTGGTTCGCTTTTCGTGTTGGTTCCGCCATCAAACGAAATGGTCAGATTATCGCCTATCGTATAGGTTTCTGTGAGTTTTGTTTTGTCTGCCAGTTGCAGGTCTTTGAAGTCGTAGAACACTGGATTCGCAGACATTTCCGTCACGTCGTTGTTCACGATGCTCGAGCTGTCAGGGATTCCGTCAAGCCATGTGGCTTCAAGGCCACGGCGCAGGTACTTCACCAGCTCGCCTGTCCAAATCTCGGTATAGACACCGGCACGGAGGCTTCCGGCAGGGACTACGTTACCGACGGTGGCGGCAATCACATTCAGGCCGACGGCACCCACGGCGGGGTCAACGCCGACCACGGCAGCAAGGGTGCTGCCCATCACGCAGTTCACCAGAACCGCTGCGATCATTGCAAAAAGTCGAATCATTGTCTTTTTCGTTTTTTGATGGTTTAACTTCAGATTTCACACTCAATACCGTACTCGGCCTTGTACAGTTTCTTGTACTGCGCCGGGTTCTGCTCGCGCATCTTCGACAACTCGTCGCTCGGCACGTCGCTCAGTTTCTTGTACTCGGCATGGCCACCGGCTGGGGCACCGCCGCCATTCACGATGTTGCTCAGCTTCACCTGGGGCGACATGGCGTCGAAGGTCTGCTTCAACTCGTCGGCACCGATTTTCTTGCCGAGGTCCAGGAACTGCTGCTTCTTGTCCTCACCGATCTTCTTTTCGGCAATGGCAGCGTTCACAAGGGTTTCAATACGGGCGGCACGCAGCGTGTCGCGTTCCTGGCGCAGGGTCTCTGCCTCCGCACCGTCAGCCTGCAGTTTTGCCAGCTTCGCGTTGATGGTCGCTTCGTCGGCATCCTTAGGCAAGCCCAATTGAAGGGCTAACTTCTCTTGATCCATTTGCTTTGGTTTTTGATTTTTGTTGTTATTACTATGCAGCAGCGGCAACTCTACACCGCCGTCTTTGCCTAACTCTATGCGCTTGCCGTCTTTCTGCAGCACGATGGCATCGTCATTCGCGCCAATGTCAACAAGCGACACCTCTAACAGTTTGCTCTTGCTGATGGTCGGGCTGGTCTGGCCCTGCACCAGGTGCTTCGGGTCTTCGCTCAGTTCCAGAATGTCGAGACCCACACTTACCATTTTCAGACTCCCGAACTCCCACTGCTTCTTGCAGCGCCGGCTCAGTTCCGTGGCCTCGTCAAACATCAGTTCGCCGGTCACCTCGTCACCTTCCACCTTCAAGTCCTTCACATAGCCGATGACCTGACCGCGCTCGTGCATATACAACAGTACAGGGTTGCGGTTGTACTGCTCCACGTTCATGCCCGCCGTCAGTACCCTCGTGCCGTAGCTGTTCAGGCTCTCGTTGCTGATTCTTACTCTTTTTGTCTTGCTCATTTTTTCGTTCTTTATGCTGTGCGTTTCCGCACAGCTGCGATTGTTTTTGCTGCAAAGTTGCGTCCTTTAATCGACCCCACAAAATAAGTGTGAAACGGTTGCACACTTCTATGAAACCATTTCACACTTTTTTCTCTGTCCGACTGAAAATAGCCACCTTTGCATCAAATATCGAGCAAACCGAATGCAGAAGTGCTCGCACTTATGCTGAGGTGCAGCCGATATTCAACGAAGTTAATTTTCAACTCCGAAAATAAAAACGTTTTTATGACATTTAGAGCCCCTTGATAAGGGGCGGCTATAATGCAGGGATAAAAAAGAACTATATGAAGAAACAAGAAAAGACAACGAAGAGAGAGGCAAGCGGAACCTGTTCCAACTTGCCCGAGCGCACGAGGCTTTCGCGCGAGCAAATTGAAAGAAAGAAACAGCTCGGACGGTCACTGTATATGTCCGGCATGGAACTGACGGAGATTGCCGACCAGTTGGGCGTGTCAAGGCAGTCTGTCTCTAAGTGGTGCAGCACCGACGGATGGAAGGAGGCGCGTGCAGCCAAGAATATCTCACGCCCTGAACTGGTCAACAAGTTGCTCCTCGCAATCGACAATCTCATTGCACAGGTCAACGAGTCTGGAGACCCTGAGGCTATCGGGGCACTCGCCGACAAACTGTCGAAACTCTCGTCAACGATCGAGAAACTCGACAAGAAGGCAAACGTCATCGATGCCATCGAGGTCTTCATGGCATTCAACCGGTGGATTCAGGACCAGGCTTGCTACGATCCGGACATCACGCCGGAACTTATCAAGGCCATCAACAAGTACCAGAACAAGTTCCTCATGGAAAAGATGTCCCCTAACTCCGAACTCTGATCATGTCAACTATAGCGGAATTTAAGAAAGTACAGGAGGAGTGGAGGGAGCATTGCCGGCAGATACAATCACTCACCGACACCAAGTCGCTACAGCGCGAGAATGCCACCCAGAAGGAGCAGCGCATACGCCGCCTCCAACGCGACTATGCCGCTTTCTGTGAGTATTACTTTCCGCATTTCCTCACACTCCGTGACAAGGTGACTGGCGAAGCCATACGCACCATCCACAATGCGCCATTTCACAATGCGGCAGCCAAACTCGTAAAAAACACGCCGAACCTGAAGGCGGTCTTCAAGTGGCCACGCGGTCACGCCAAGTCCACACACTTCGACATCTTCATGCCGCTCTGGCTCATGTTCCAGCCGAAACGACTGATTAACTTCATGGTCATCGTCGGCAAGTCTGAGGACTCCGCCGACCGACTGCTGGGTGACATTCAGGCGGAACTCCAGTATAACAAACGCATTATTGCTGATTTCGGCAAACAAATGACGCTCGGCAACTGGACGGAGGGTGAGTTCACCACCAAGGACGGGGTGTATTTCCTGGCTTGTGGCCGTGGGCAGTCGCCGCGTGGTCTCCGTAAGCGTGAGTCGCGTCCTGACTACATTGTCATCGACGACCTCGACGACGACGAACTTTGCCGTAACGAGCGGCGTGTCCGCGAACTCACTGACTGGGTGAAGGAGGCACTTTTCGGTGCACTGGATGTAGGACGTGGCCGCTTCCTCATGGTCGGCAACCTCATCTCCAAGACTTCCGTCCTGGCGAATATCTGCGCTACAAAGGGCGTCCACGTCTCAACGATATATGCCGTTGACAATGAGGGCAACCCCGTCTGGAAAGAGAAATGGACAAAGGAGGAAGCGCGCGAGTACATGGAGTTCGTAGGCTATCGTGCCTGGAACAAGGAGATGATGCACAACCCCATTGTGGAGGGCACCGTCTTCCGGCAGGAATGGATCAAGTGGGCGAAGCGTCCGGCATGGAAGGACTTTACTGAATTCGTCCTCTACATCGACCCGTCCTGGAAAAGCAAGAAGACCAACGACACCAAGGCGGCCAAACTATGGGCTAAGCGCAAGACGGAACTCTGGCACCTCCGCGCTTTCGTGCGCAAGGCATCGGTAGCAGAACTGGTGCGCTGGTGTTACGACCTCTACGAGTGGAGCCAGGAGGTAGGCATTGCCATACGCTTTGCGATGGAGGCTTCATTCATGCAGGACATACTGCTCGACGAGTTCACCACCGAGGGCAATCTGCGGGGCTACCAACTCCCCATCACGGGCGACACGCGCAAGAAGCCGGACAAGTTCCAGCGCATCGAGGCCATCAGTCCGCTCTGGGAGCGTGGCTTCGTGTTCTACGACCAGGCACAGAAGGAAGACCCTGACATGCAAGCCGGACTGGAGCAGCTGCTGGCATTCGAGAAGGGTATGTCCGGAAACGACGACGCGCCTGATGCCGACGAGGGGGCCATCTGGATCCTGCAGAGAAATACAAGACAACAGATTTATTCACCGAGGTTCGGCAAACGTCCGACCTCCAAAAACCAATGGTAAATAACGTGCAAACCGAATGCAGAAGAGCTTGCTCTTATGCTGAGGTGCAGCCGATATTCAAAATTTATTTTAATATGTTCCAACTCATTAAAGACATCATCTTCGGCTTCCGCTTCAAGCGTGCCGTCAAGAAAGCAGACCGCTTTCACCATATCACGCACCGTAAATATATGGTGCTGGTCATTAACAAACACCTCGAAGTCCTCTCCAAGCAGGAAGTGAAGAAATTCCTGAAAAACGGCATCTTCCGCAAAGGAACGACGCTCGCCGACATCGAGCAGAAAGCGCTCTATGTCACCCTATAGGTACGCAGGCGTCTCGCCTGCATTCTAACTTTTAACTTCTAACTTTTACTTTTTAATTTTTTACTTCTTAATTTAGTCATTTTATGTTTATCACGGATGAAGACTACAAGGTGGTCATCGGCGACCAGGCTCTGAAGGTCGTCTCACAGGTCAGCGAAGAGAACCGGGCCAATGCCGAGACCGAAGCCGTCGAGGAAATCAGCGGCTACCTACGACCCAAATACGATACCAACGCCATCTTCTCATCGACGAGAAGCGACCGCAACCGCCTCGTCGTCATGTACACCTGCGACATCGCACTCTATCACATGGCTGCATCGGCACCGCAGAAGATGGGCATGGAGATACGAAAGGAACGCTACGAGCGCGCCATCAAGTGGCTGGAGGGAGTTCAGTCTGGGAAAATCGTGCCGGATCTGCCACTTGCCACCGACGAGGACGGAAACCCCTTCGGCTTCCCCATGATGTACGGCGGACAGAAAAAACTACGTCATAACTGGTAAACCCATTAAACCCATTAGACCCATCATACCCATCATACCCATGAAAAAGAATAAAGAAAAACTCCTCGTCAACACTCCGTTCGGAACATTGCGCCTGGCTAAGAAGGAGGCGCAGCGCTTCAAGAAGACGGTCATGGAACTGCAGCGCACCACCGACTCACTCACCCGAAAGGATATCGGGGACTGGAGAAATGCCTGGCAGTTGGCAATAAACGTGGATAACCCGAACCGTCAGAGGCTCTACGACATATACCGCGATGTGGAGGTGGACTTGCACCTCTCTGGCTGCATACAGCAGCGCGAGGGCTTTGTCATGGCACGTTCCTTCAAACTGGTCAACGAGAAGGGTGACGAGGACGAGGAGGCAGCAAACTACTTCAATACGTCCTGGTTCAAACTGCTCATGAAGTTCGCGCTCGACGCTAACTACTGGGGGCACTCGCTCATAGAACTGGGCAACATCACCACCGACATAAACGGACGGCAGACCTATGACGGGGTGCGCCTCATTCCGCGTAAGCATGTCATTCCGGAATATCACCGGGTCGTTCCTGACCTCGGACAGGACTGGCACACCGGCATTGACTACCACGACACACCGTTTGCCGACTGGCTCATTGAGGTGGGGCAGCCGGACAGCCTGGGGCTTTACCTCAAAGCCGCAACACAGACCATCCCGAAGAAAAATGCCCTGGCGTTCTGGGACACCTTTGCCGAGATCTTCGGTATGCCGATGCGCATTGCACGGACCACCACACGCGATGACAAGGAACTCGCCAAGATGGAAAAGATGATGGCCGACATGGGTACCGAGGGATGGGGCATATTCCAGCAAGGCACCGAAATAGAGGTGGTAGAATCCACCAAGGGCGATGCCTTCAATGTCTATGACCGCCGCATCGATCGTGCCAACTCTGAACTCTCCAAACTGATTATCGGGCAGACCATGACCATCGAG